CCTCAGAAATATCAGCAGAAGAACCAATAACAGAACAATCTAAAATAGGAGTCAAATCATTAATAGCCTGTTGTTGTAAATGAATGCGAGGAACAATATAAAGGGTGCGTAATTTTAATTTTTCGATAACACCACCAGCAACAAAAGTTTTACCAAGACCAGCCATAAGATCAATAATACAACCAGCATCACCTTTAGAGATTTTTTCTTTAGTAAAAATATTTTGACAAAGCCAATCACAAATGAGTGATTGATTCGGGAAAAGATTACCAACAAAATCAACGCGTCCATCAAGTGTACGACTACCGAGAGAAAGTTTATTATCAATAACAGTAGCTAAATCAAAATTAATGAAAGAATTAATAAGAGTTCTGGGAAGACAAATATATTTGGTATTATTACACGAAACAAATTTATAAGAGTGAGCAATTTTAGGAGGACCAACTTTTTGTTCAGTTTTAATAGTTAATTTTTTAAGAAAATTAAAATAATCATGATTTAGAATTTTTTTAAGATCATCTAATTTAAGAACTAACCCCCAATTGCATAATTTAATATTTAATCCTCCAGCATTCAACATTTTACTTTAATTAAAATTTAAATAGACTTTATATATAATATTATATAAGAATCAAATTTTAAAATGTCAAAGGGTATTTATATAATATTGGATTCATATTCGGGTGAACAAGATAGTTATTTAGTATTAACAAAACAATTACGACAACGACTAAAACAAATAGAAGAAGAGAATAAGAAAAGAAATTTGGAAGATGTACGACCAACAGTCAAAGATATATCACAAACGCATAATTTTGCGATGGTATCAACATATCGACCACATGTGGCGATAGCCTATGAATATTTTAAAACATTAAAAGGAGATGGTGGGATAACACAATTAGTCGATGGAACAAATACAACAAAAATAAGATTCAATTTACAGGGAAATGAAGGACATTGGTTAAATGATATGGTTGTACGAGTATTATTTCAAGAAATAGGAATAAAAGAAAATGCACCAGAAGGATCATTGCGATATAGATATTGTGATTTACCAGGAATGCGGCTATTTGAAAGGACAACATTAAATGTAGATAATCTAGATATAGCAGATTATGTGACCGATGATATATCATTCAACGATTTTCATGTGCAACCGAGTAAAAAAATAGGATATTACCGATCATTGGGGCGCGAAGATACATTACAGGGAGAATTTTATATGGTTGACCAGCAAGTAAAACAAAAATTAGAATATAAGAATGGAGCCCAAACTCCAAAATTTTATCAACCAAAATTAGAATTATGGATACCATTATTATTTTGGTTTAATAGAGATGTGAGTAGTAGTTTAAATAATATATTAATAAGAACAGCACAGCGAAATATAGATATATATCTGGCACCATTAAGGCGAATAATACAGGCGATAGATGTGAACGACAATGTGGTGTCATCAGGAATAACAAGTTTTAAAATAGAGGGAATTGAATTATATACAAAAAATATATATGTGAATTCGGAGATTCACGATCTATTTATGAATAGGAGACTAATGTCAGTGATAAAAATAAATAAACGACATATCGAAATATTAAGCGGTAGTGAAGGAGAAATTCATCTAAGTGGACTAAAATATGGAATAGAATATTTGAAATTTGGATTTAAACCATTGGAGAATGAAGAATCGTTTGATAATTGGCATAAATATTCAAAGATAACAGTGGAAGAATTACCGCACGTAACAGTAATTAATAATCCAATAGTTAATCCAGTACAACAGGTAGTGATAAGAACAATAAAATTTTTAAAATGTGGAAATGTGGTTGAAAAGGTAGGATTTAAAGCATTTGGTGTCGAATTATATCCAATGTTATCTCCAGCATTTTATAATCAACATATACCATTAATGAATGAGCACATAGTAACTCCTGATGATTGTGGCAAAATGATAGCACCATTTAATTTATTACCTGGCGGAAAAATGATGACTGGATATTTACAAACATCACGAGCGAAAGAATTTTATCTTAAATATGACTCAGAGAATAAAATAAATCAGAATAATAAGGTAAAATTATTCGTATCAGCGGAAGCATTAGCATTTTTATATTATGACGGATTTTCAATATATTTAAAATATATAACAATCATAATTCATAATGACTGATTTGCAACCGGTATTCAACAAACCAATGAGTACTAAAGAAATAGAAGAATTTAGAGAAATATTAGCAAAATCATATAAGGTAAATGATAAATATATAATATGGACAAAAGAATTGGATGAACATGGAAAAAAAACTGGTAATGTAATATATTATATGAAACTCATAAATAAATTAACTGGCGAAATAGAAAAAGAAGAAGGTGGAGATAGAATAAGGGAAATATTTAAATTAAATATCAGATAAAAAATTGAAATTGATATTATTATAATAAAAAAAGATCTATTTGATATTGGGGATTATGGCAATAGATTCAATAATCACCAATGAAGCAATAGATTCGGGTAATCAATACTCTAAACAAATATTCAAAGAAGAACATCGTATAATTAATAGCACTTTACAATATGATTTTAGTAATGTGTGCGGTCTAGTTGACAACGAATATTCCGTCATGAATATTTATCTAAACGAAAATTTAGATAATTCAATAATAGTAAATATCAAACCGCTCAAAACACTCAAAAATACATTAAAATATTGACTAACACTATAATAAATAAGTTCAACATAATATCAGAATATATATTTTTTTATATATAGCAACAAAAATGAACTTAGGTTATCATATAAGAGAGAAAATAAATATAAAAGAGCAACAGGAATTAATAGAAAAATATGGATTTACATATATTCAGATTTATGTAATAGGTCCGAATAATTCTTACGAAATATATAACCCCGAAGAAAAAAAGGAAATAAAGGAAATGGGAGTAAAAAAATTAGTGCACGGATCACATTTGGACCATTTATACGGATATAGGCATAAATTTACGATAATGAATATAAAAAAAGAATTAGAAATAAGTAGGGAAATAATGGCAGAAGGATTAATAATACATTTACCGAATAAATCAGTGAATAAAATAGTCTCAGCATTAGATGAAATAATAGAAAATGATGTATCTAATTCCCAAGAAATTGTAGATAGGTTAGATCTACCACTGGTAACAATCTATTTAGAAATGAATAGTTATGGGAAAAGTGATAAATATAAATATACCGAACTAAAAAATATAAAAGCATTATTTAAAATAATAAAAACAAAAAGCTATTATAATAGAATAGGATTAGGAATAGATACCGCACATTTATGGGCATCGGGAGTAGATATATCAGAATATAAACTAGTTAAGGATTGGTTATCGAAAATTTCAGAATTAGAAATACCGAATATAATATTACAATTAAATGACCAGAAATGGGAATATGGCGAAGGAAGCGACGAACATGTTTCATTAACATATGGAACGATATGGAAAAAATACAATAAAGAGGGATTTAATAATATATTTCAATCAGGATTAATGGCATTTTTAGAATGGGCAAAAGAGGAAGAAATAATAACAATAATGGAAAGAAAGAGGAAGGAAGAAATAGAGAGAGATATGATAACAATAAGTAAATTGTAAGTAAATTAAATATTGAAATAAAAATTGAATAATATATAGATATTAAATATCAAACGATAAAATGGAGACTCCAACGGGAAGAGAGAATAGCATAGTACTGGAGGCCGTATCTAAGACCGAACTTGTGGCTCGTGAGTTCGTAGGCGTTATAAGTGCAACGAAATCTTCGCCACAAGTTCCTTCGGCCGTGGGAACAGTCGAAGTCGCTAATGAGCAATCAATAGAAGAATTGCAAAAGAAAATAGAGGAAATATGGGGGGCAAGGGGAGACACCAGCCAGAACAGAGATAATATAAATTACGAAATAGGTGATATGGCCGAATTAATAGTCGAAACGAAGAAAGCTAAATTTACGAATAATGTTCCATCAGAAGATAATAAAGATAAAGACACGTGTAATAATATAAGTAGTCGAGGATTTATAGAATATTCCGATTTGGAGAATGAATCTATTGGCTGTGAAGATGACTTAGAAACATCATTACAAAATATAAATAATAGAATGGAGAATTTTTCCCGCAGAATAAGAAGTATGGAAGAAATGATAGGAGAAATGAATGATGTAATGAAATTAGTATTGGAAAGGGTGAATAAGACGTATATGAAGATCAATAAACTAAAAGGATCAATGGAAGAGTATCGAATGGATGAATATGCGAATCCGCATGATCCTGAACCCTAAAATTCAAGCACTTAAGGCAGTTCGTTCTACGAACTCACAAACTTCGTTCTACGAACTCACAAGCTTCGTTCTACGAACTCACAAGCTTCGTTGCACTTCGTGCGTGAACGCCCACGAACTCACCATACAATAATCAATTAAAATATTTTTTTAAATTTGAAATAATACGATCTAATCATTATACTAATGACGACGATAGGTAGACCAGCATTGAATACCGAGAGGAAAAAAATGATGGAAGTATTAAGAGAGGTATGTAGGGAAAATAAAGATAATAAAGAATGGTTAGAATTATCAGAGGAAGACCGAGAAACAATATTAAGAAGGATGGAAAGGGATTGTATGAATAAGATAGTTAAAGAATGTGGAGAGAAATTTATGGATAGATGTTGGGCGAAAAAAGAATTTGTGGAGAGATATAGTACCGAATTATATAGACATATATCAAGTTTAAGATCTGGTGATTATTTAAAAAGATTAAGTAAGGGAGAATTGGATCCGAAATTAGTGGCGGAATTATCAAATAGTGAAATAGCACCGGAGAATTATGAAGAAGAAATTAAAATAATAAATAAAAGAATGGAACAACAAATAAAAGAGAAATATACAACAAAGCATACATGTAAAATATGTAAGGGCCGAAAAATAAAATATCAGGAAACATCTGGCAGAAGTTTAGGTGCCGATGAAATAAGTCAATTCTATTATAAATGTGCTGATTGTGGATATGGTTGGATGGAATAATTAAGTTAAATTAAGTTAAATTAAGTTAAATTAAGTAGTGATTCAAAGCAAACAAATTTATTAGGGAAGAGATGACCAATATAAATATATTCAGCAATTGAATGAAAAACAAGATATTTATCACCAATAGAAATATAAGGAATATCATTATACGATAAAACATGCCACCCCTTATCAATAAACTCTAATAAAATATCTTTTTTTGGACTAGGTAGAGACATAATAACATCTCTAACGGTAGTTTTAAAAGTAACCCTAAATATGTAAGAAATATGTGCAGGAAGTTGTAAATGTAAGCATGGGGGACAAAAGGCAACGCCATAATCACTATCATTTAATATCACTACATAATTATCATCATATAAAGTAAACTTACATGAATGGCAAATAGAAGGATCCCGGATAAGTAATTGATTAAAATCAGCATGATAAATAACATGATCAATAGGAGAAAATCGTTCCAAATTATTATTAAGAGCTGGATTTTTGTTAATAAGTTCATACCGAAAAACGCCACCTGGCATCATCGTATAAAATGGATTAATGTTTGTAAAAATATGATTAAAAAATCCAGTAATTTGAATAGGTACCATAATAATATTATCAAAAGATTTGATGCATTTATACGAGAAATTGAAATCAAGATCGGTATTAGAAAATTTAGAAATATCATCAATATCAATAAAAATAGAACTAACAAATTTGGAAATAAGTGGGTGAGAATGATAATCAATAATAAAGGAAGAAATATAGCAAAAATACCAAGTGAATCTGGGTTGCATACCAACATAATCTCCACGATAATCAAGTACCAATAATCTTTTAATATTATACAGAGGAATCCTAACTCCCTCACCTTGCTGAATATATTTAGTAAGTTTTTGACTATTTTTAATTTTTAGTGCAGTAAGATGTTGAGAACAAATTGATTGAAAATCTAGTAAATGGTTACCATTATATGGATCATCTAATCCCTTTTCAAGACGTTCAAGGATTATTAATAATTTTTTAATGAAAGAATTACGATCAATAGAGGACGAAAGGAAAACAAACCCTTCACAAGAATTAAAAGAATATTCAACATTATCTTTAACAAAATAAGGATAACCCTTCTTTTTATCACTTATTGGCATATTGTAATTAAATAGTTGAGTCCCCGCTTCAATATTAATCATTTCTTTAGCGGTCAAATCAAGTAAAACATCAAGAGAATTATTTTTAAAAATCCTCATTTTTAATGTTGCTTATAATATATAATTTAAATTTCAATTTTAAAAATGGGTAACGCAGTGGGTCAAGAAAGTACAGTAAGCTATTCAAACACAACCGAGATAATAACAAATGTGATAGTAAACACGATGCAAGCTTGTGGGGTGTCATATACGGGATCTCAAAGGATAAGAATAATTGCTGGAGGTGATATTACTATTGGAGGAACAATAAGACAAATACAAACTGCAACAATAAATGTCGAATGTGTGGCAAGTACCGAAAGTACAACCGAACAGCAAAATCAAATCGAAGCACAGATAAAACAGGCAGTAGCACAAGCTGGAGAAGGAGTAGTATCAATATTTGCGAATCAGGAATCAACTATGAATACAAATATTCATACATTAATAGAATCAAACATAACAAAAAATTTCATTCAAAATTGTGCGGCAAGCGTGACACAAGGGCAAGATATAGAAATTTCTGCAGGAGGAAGTGTAAAATTAGAAAAAGGAGCCCGTTTAGAACAAGTAATAACAACAGAAGTAGTAATGAAATGTGTCCAAAATTCACTAGAAGGAACATCATTAGGAAATTTCTTAAAAGCGGTATCAGATCAAGCGTCAACACAGGAATCAAAAGGACCATTGGCTGCATTTTTCGATATGATCGGCGGAGTATGGGTAGCGATAGCGGTAATAGTAGCAATAGTAGTGTTAGTAATAGTGGCAATAGTAATAAAGAATTTGGGAGCAATAAAGGGGGTACTGACAGGTAGTATTTTTCCGACAAGAGTAAAAAAAACGAGTCAATTATATGAAGAATATGAAGACGAGATTTAAATATAAATATATAAGAGATAATATAGCAAAAAGATGTTAGCTGAAGGCGACACTGAGGTTGAGTATGAAAAAATAAAAGATGAGTTAATAAAAATATATGATTGTTCGGATCTGAAAAAGTTTATAAGTATAATAAAGACAATATTACCGTATAGAGGATATAGTTCATCGCATTTTTTCACGAATATAATAAATGGAACCCAATTTATAACCAAATTGAATTTTTACCGAAAAGACAATCCAGAATTATATGGAGTAAAATCAGCAACAACGATGCATCAGAATACAGCAGAAATAAGAATATTAGAAATATTAAAGAGAGAAATATTAGATAAAAAAAAATCACCATGTATAATAAGAATAATATATCACAAAGATTGTAGCGGATTACCTATATTACCGAATAAAAAATTATGTGAGCAATATAAACAAGCAAGCGAAGACAATATATTTCAAATAGTCCAAGGATTATTTTGTAAACATGTAGAATTAATAAGGAAGGGATTATCAAATGATGGGTTTGCCTTTGTGGCATTAGAAAAATGTGATATAACACTGCGATTCTTTTTAAAAAAATATTTGAATAATAGTTTAGAAGGGGTAGTAATATTTAAATCAATATTATTCCAGATAATATATACACTTTATACAATAACAAAAAGATATCCAAGTTTCAAACATTATGATTTACATACCGATAATATAATGTTAAAATTTGATGCTAATTATTCATTTAACCCAATGGATTTAAAATTTTTAATATATAAAGATGAGAAAATGCATTGGGCAATACCATATT